ACGACGGCAACGCCTGCTGCAACCCGTGCGACGGCGCCACGAGCTACTGCGCCGGCCACCGCGCGATCGTCTATCGCCCGACGGCGAAGGCGAAGGAATACGAGCGGTCCCTGCGGAGGTTCGTCGCATGACCCGCTTCAACGCAACAATCACCGGCGGCTACGTCACGCGAACCGGCGAGATCGTCCTGAACGTGAAGCCTGATCGGGGCGACGTCGTGCAGGTGAAATACTGGGAGGCGCTGCCGGACGGCAAGCGCGTGCTGCTGGCTGATGGTCAGATTGTGGGGGTTCAGTGATGCAGTTTCTCACACTCGACGACATCAAGCGCGCGTCCGAGATCGGCGGCGCGCACCTGGACGCACTGGGCAAGTTCGACCTGCGCACCCTGTCCGCGGACGAATACGTCACCTTCTGCCTGATCATCGTCAATGAGGCGAACAAGGCCGCGGGCGATCGCATCGTGTCGGCGTGGACGATTCCGGTGGGGGGTCTGGGGTGAGTTCTCCCTTCTCCGCATCTGCCTCTGACCTGCAGGCGCTCGGTTTCTCGGTCCTGCCGCTCATTCCGGCGGACTGGTCATCACACGCCGGTCGCGGCAAATGCCCCGGCGAGTATCGCTCGGGCGGCTGGCAGGGCATGTCCAAGTGGCAACGGTTCCGTGACACGACGCCGTCCGCGTTCGAGTTGGGGCTGTGGGCCAAGGCACCGGGCGCGAACATCGGCCTGCTCATGGGCACGGTCGCGCGCAAGGATCTGCACGTCGTCGTTCTGGATTTTGACGCCCAGGATGCCGACGTGCTGGACACCCTGCTGCGCTCGGCACCCGCAAGCCCGATGGTCAAGCGTGGCGCGAAGGGTGAGAGCCGGTTCTATCTCGCGCCGAAGACGCTGAAGACCGCCTCGTATGACGGGCCCGACGGACGCCTGCTCGATCGTCTGACAGGGTTCGACACGCGACAGACCGTCGTGCCGCCGTCGATCCACCCGGAAACCGGCAAGCCCTACGTCTGGCTGGCCGGACCCGTGCGCGCGGACGAGCTGCCCGTGCTGACCGATGACGACATGGCGGCGCTGGAGGAGGCGCTTGAGGTGTGCGGGTGGTCGCGGGAGCGTGTGTCGGCGGGACGCGAGCCTCGCGCACCCCGATGCGGTGAGATCGACCCAGATGACATTTGGTCGGAGACGAAGGCCGCGGCCCTCAGCAACCTCGACAAGTGGGTTCCCGCCCTCGACCTGTACGGATGCAGGCCTGCACGCGGCGGGTTTGAGGCGGTCGCGACATGGCGGGCGTCCAGCACCGGGCAGCCGATCCCGGACCGCAAGCGCAACCTCTCGATCCAGCGGGATGGCATCAAGGATTTTGGGACGAACCAGACCTATTCGGCGATCGACCTGGTGATGGCCGCGCGGGACTGCGAGCAAGCAGAGGCGACGGACTGGCTGCGCGAGCGACTGGGCCTGAAGGATGACAGCGTGGTGATCGCGCTCGATATGCCGACGGTGGTTGACCACGACCTGCCTGAGCCGCTGCGGGAGAGGGCGCCGGTAATCTCCGCACCCGATCGACCACAGCCGATCACCGCGCCGGTTTCTGATAACCTGCAGGTGTTTGGAGGCGAGCTTCCCGATGCGCTCACCCGCGCGCCCGGCCTTGTCGGATCGATCACGGACTGGATCTGCGATACGGCGCGCAAGCCTCAGCGTGCCGGCGCGCTCATGGCGGCGCTGGAGATTGTCGGAACGGCTGCAGGGCGCACGTTTTCGGGCCCTACGCGCACCGGAACGCACCTGTATGGGCTGTTTCTGGCGCCGTCTGGCGCGGCAAAGGATCACCCGCTCAAGGCGATCGACCGCGTGCTGCGTGCGGCAACCCTCGGCGCCCATGTCGGGCCCGGTGAGTTCATGTCCATGTCGGCGCTGGTCTCGCGCCTCAATCGCCAGCCGCTCACGCTCACCTGCATTGACGAGTTCGGCGGCTATCTCGGCCGCATCAATGGGCGCAAGGCATCGCCGCACGAGAAGGCGATCACCCGCACCCTGCGCTCGGCCTGGGGTTCGAGCTTTGACACAATGGCCACGCCGGAATGGGCGGGCAGGGTGGGGGAGCCCATCTTCTCGCCCGCGTTGAGCATCTACGGGGTGTCCACGCACGAGGAGTTCTTCGCCAACCTCGACGGCGCGGACGTGTTCAACGGCTTCCTCAATCGCTTCCTGATTTTCTCGACCCATGCCCGTGTCGAGGAGCGCGAGCCGCTGCTGGACAAGACTGCCGTGCCGGATGCGATCACGGACGGGCTGGTCGCGATCGTTGCGTCTCTGCCTCCGCTCAGTCGCGCAACGTCACACAATGCGGCGTCGGACGGCCCCTCGATCATCGTGCCATGGGACGACAAGTATGCCCATCAGTCCTACATGGCGTTCGGGCAGGAGTGTGAGCGGCGCGAGCAGGACGCGGTGTTTTTCACCCGCTCGGCGGAGATGGCGCAGCGCATGGCCACGATCCGGGCGATCGGCCGCGATGGTGCCGCGGCAAAGGTCACGCTGGAGGATATGGACTGGGGCATCGCCCTTGCACGGTGGTCCGCGGAACAGACGGTCGAGATGGCCGCGGATTATATGGCCGAGACGCAGCACCAGGGCGAGGCGCAGCGTGTCATTCGTGCACTGCAGGGGCGTGGCTGGATGACGTTCAGGGAAATATCCCAGTCGCTCAAGAACCGGCTCAAGGCAAAGGAGCTGCGCGACATGCTGGACGGCCTGGTCGATGGCGGGGATCTGGACCGGCGTGAGGATCAGCCGCCTGCAGGTGGCCACAAGATCAAGTCGTATCGCGTCTCTGTCGAGCGGCCATCTCCCGGCACGTCCTGATTCCCCGCTCTTTTCCGCCCACGCAAAAGGCCCGGCCGGCGTTTTCGCCAGTCGGGCCTTGGATTTTGGCAAATCTGGTGGCGCGGTTTCAGTCCGGCTTTGAACGCTGCGAGATATGCGCGGGCGCGGGCGCCAGAATCGCCCGCATGGCGGCCTGCAGGGTGCCGTGCTGCAGGATCAGGGAGTCGAGCGCGGCCGCCATATCAGGCGAGGCGCGAAACGTGACCTTGCGCCAACCCTCGCCCTGCAGCTTGGATTGATAGGCGGCCGCGGCCTTGCGTCGGGCGGGACTATTCATCGCGCCAACCTGCAGGCCGGAACCCGGTTAGGAACGCCTCAACCGCGACCGTGACGGGCCCGGATATGTCGCGGGCGCCGGACTCCATATCCCGCACCCGGTCCGGGCCCTTTGTCTCAACCTGGGCAAGGCGCAAGGCGCGGGCCATATCGCGGAGACTCCAACCCAGGGCGAGGCGGGCGGCCTTCATGGCCGCCCCGTTGCTGATTTTCAAAATAGACTCCCCTGATTAATCGCCGTTTCATCCCATAGGCCGCCACAAGGCAAGCCTGCAGCGCCGCGCCTTGCCTCGCGCCGGGCGCGCTCTTGTGCGAGCTGGCGAGCGGTTAGCGGGACGGCCGCCACGCCGGGAATCAGGGATTGATCCGCGGCGCCGTCGGCCAGGGTGACGGATTCGGAGGCGGGATTAACCGCCTCCGCGTCATGGCGCATTGCCCAGGCTGCTAGGTTCATATCAGTCCCCCCTTGCGAGATCGGCGAGGGTGACGACGGGCCGCGCCTGATAGACGCGAAAGTCATCGCCATGCGGGCGGATCTCGAGTCCGAAATCGCGAAGGCGCGTCGGACATATCCCGCGCGCCTGATGCGGGTTCAGCGTATCGCCTAGTGCGAGATCCTTAGACCACGGCCACTCGGCGGCTTGCGTGCGGTAATCGTATGCCATCACGCCGCCTCCCCATAGGACATTGCCCAGTCGTCAACCGACTCCGGCCACGTTTCCGCATAGACCGAGTCATAGTCGTCCGGTTCCGGTTCAACGTATGGCGCCCAGTCCGACTCGGCCGGATAGCAGGGAGTCCCGCTGATCTCGCGCTCAATCGCCTCTAGCAGGGCGCCCACGCCTAGCCGGTGCAATTCGTCATCCCGATCGGCGCCCATGCCCAGACTCGGCGAGGCATACCCGGACACATAGCCGCGCTCTGCAGCGAGATCGGCCGCATAGTCGAGCGCAAGGCCGGAGTCGGTTACCAGGCGGCGCCGGAATGCGGCCCGCCGGTGCCATAGGTGCGCGCCCATTGCCTGCAGATCTCCGCCCGTGTCTCGAAGGCCGCCGGCGCGGGACAGGAATTCGCAAAGGGACATAGGGGCGCGCTCCGGCTTCACCGGCGCCGGCGCCGGGGCGATCCCCTGCAGGGCGGCCGCCATAGCTTTAGCGGCCGTCCGCCAGTCGGCCCGCTTGTGCGTCGCCTGGGCGGTCTCATAGGCCTGCAGGGCGGCCGCATCCGTCACAAGGGGGGCGAGAGCGTGACAGGCAAGGCGCCAACGCTTGCGGGCGCCGGGTTGTCCGGCGCCGGACTCGGCGTCGCGGTATAGTTTCAGGTGATCCGTTTTCATCGTTCGTTCCTTTCGGCGCCCAGTCTGGGCAATGCGGACTCCTAACCGTCCGGCAAACCCGCCCGCGTGATGCGAGCGGGAAAGCGGGACGGTTAGGAGTGGAGGAAAACGGCGACGCCGGTTGAGACGTTGATAACCGTCATTGAAAACGCGAGATCGCGGGCGTGGGATTCGTAATCAAAATAGTTGATCAGGGCCTGGGGGATTTTCGCGTCGGACACATAACAAGCGATCATCTCGTCCGCGACTTCGTCCGCGTAATCGCGGAACGCCGGGTATATCCCGCAAAAATCATCCTGCAGGGCGTCGCGCGCCTGATCCAGATCGCCGCACCAATTCGCGGCAATGGCGGCGATGTCGTCCGAGTCGAGAAAGTCGAAATCATCACACAAGGCGACAAAGGCGGCGATTTTCTCGAGTCCGGGATATTCGCCCAGGTCGGACGGAACGCCGTCGTAATCGTGCACGGCGTATTCCTCCGCCGACGGGACAATCTCGGCCGTGTCGGGATGAACCGCAAACCCGTTAGGGCAAGGCGACGCGCGTAGCATGGCGTCAATCTCGCCTTGCATGGCGTCAACGTCCGCACTGGCGTCAATCCAGCGGCCGTGAAGGATTCCGGCGTTATAACTGGCGAGACAAGCAACGTAGATTCGCATGGGTTAGGTCTCCAAAAGGCGCCCGGATCGGGCAAACAGAACGCGACAGGCGTTCAAGAAACCGGCCGCCAGTGACGGCCGGAAACTAGAGCGTCGGCTAGTATCCCGCCCAGGCTTTCATCGGGCCCGGTGCCGTGAAGGTGGGGCGCTCATAGCTAACGCTCCCGTCACGATGCGAGACGCTGCAGCAAAGGCCGGAAAGCTCGCCCGCCTCGCTCATAACCGCCCGGCGCCCCCAGTCATGCGAGCGGGCCCATAACAGCCAGCCCAGGCGCGCATTCGGCGTCATATCGGCGAAGGGGGTCATTGCGCCCGCTCCACAACATACAGCGATCCGTTAGCGGCGAAGGCGTCGGCCGCATCGTGATCAGCGTCATATTCGGACTGAACGATCGGCGACGGGATAGCCTGCAGGGCGTCGGCGATAGTGGCGAAGGTGCCCAGATAGCGGCGACGGTATGCGCAGTCGGCGTTCAGGAGATCGTATGCCATGACCTAGCACTCCCCATAAAGGGCGCCGCCCATAAGCGGTTCAGACCAGACGTCCCAGGCCGCGACATAGGCGCCGCCCTGATCCGTCGTCACCGTGACATTCAGACGGACAATCTCAATCCCGTCGTCACTGGCGAAAATCGCGGCGCCTTCGATGTCGGCCGTTTCGCCGCTCGTTTCATGATGCGCGAGCACATAGGCCTTTGCGCTTTCGATAGTCAGAACCTGCATCGTTCTATTCCCTAGGGCGCGTGGCCCGGTTGGCGCCCCGCGTCGGGGCTGACATCGCGTATATGCCAGCACATATCCGGGCCCGTCAATCCCCCTCATTCACTTTTCCATACATTCAACCGGAACAGGAAAACCGAGTGAGGATTCAACCGTCCCCACTCGATCCTCACTTGGATAGTCTAGGGTTGCAAAGCGGCCCACTCACACCTGCAGCGTGGGCAAGTGGGGTCGAGTGAGGACTCGAGAATCCTCACTCGATTTTCCCAGATTCCTCAATCAATCCAGCACCTTCACTCTCCAAAATCGATCGAGTGAGGATTCATAGGGGGGGGGTATATATATATCGATAAACGATATGGAGACAGATATACACTAGGGAGTCCTCACTCGATCGCCTCACTCGACAAAAAGCGATAACCCGGCGCTAACCCGCAACCGCCATATTGCTCTTGCGTTGGCGCGCCCCAGGTCACTGATCCCGCCCCGATCCATGAGGGGCGATGATGAACCATTGTGCGACCATAGACCCTGCAGGATGCGAACCGCGCCCCGTCCGATACGCGGACCAGGCCTATCGCATCACACAACCCGTTATCGTTCATTCTCGCGCTGACATCGCGTCGCTGCTACGCGCGCACCGGATCGCGTCAAATGAGACTTGCGAGCAGTTTGACGGGCGAGCTGGATGGTCCGATCGGTATGTGACGAAGGCGGAGCACGGTTACCGGGCCCGGATCACGATTGATCCGCCCGCACCGGATCGGCCGGACGGCGAGATCAGCCTAAGCTTCATGGCGGAGATCTGGCTTGAGGCGGCCGGAGTCGCCCTTGTCCTGATGCCTGCAGATATGGCCGCAAGTCTGGGTGCGGTTCCGGCGCCTAAGCGACAATCAACCTGATATGCCCACGGGAACGCACGATCTTGTCGCTAGGGACGGCGAACCGGTCCGAAAAGGCCGCGTAAGCCCTGCTTTGCGCACGGCCATTACTTTGATCGTTCATGAAGGGCTGACAGTGGCCGACGCGGCCAAACGCACCGGCTACGCTACGGAGTCGCTTTCCAAGGCGCTGATCAAGCCGCACGTCAAGGCCTTTCGTTTACATGTCAAGCGCGCGTGGTTGGCGTCCCAAACAGAGCGGGCCTGGCTAACCGTGTCAGATCTCGCCCTGCAGGCGAACAGCGAAGACGTGCGCCTCAAGGCCGCAAAGGTCTTTATTGAGGCGGATCAGGCGGCCCGCAATGCCATGCCGGAACAGGCGCGCCAGCTCGTTCAGATCGTCACGAACACGGTCAACATGACAGGGCATCTGCCTGCTAGTCAGATGCCCGGTGTTATCGAAAGCCCGCCATATCAGCCATTGCAGGCCGACGCGTCCAACTATCGCCCAGTTGGACGCGAGGAGTCGGGCGATGAATAGGCCCCTAGGGGCCCCGGTTAATGGGCATCCGATTCCGGGCGCCCGTTCCCGATCGGCCCCCTGCCAGGCGGTCCGCGTTGCCGGGCGGGTTGCGACTGGGCGGGGGGTATGGGGGGGAGGGGACAAACGCGGGGGGCGACGGTCCCGTGGGGTGTCACCCACGAGATTCAGGCCTTTTGGACCTTTTGAGATTCATTCGCAGATTTTTTTCACCCCTCCAAAACCCCGGAACCCCGCATGACCACTGTTCGCCGCGGCATACCGACGACCCTGCCTGTTCGCGACCCCGTGCGAGACAACACCCGTCGGCTTGCCCGGACGCTGGAGGGGCGTGAGAATTTTACGGGCGTGCTGGTTGATGAACAGGACGTTGCGCCGTTTCTGGGCAAGACGGACGGCGAGAAGTTGGTTGATCCTGGTGGGCTGGATGACGGCTATGTTGAGACGTTGGCCATTGCCACGGCGGCAGTGACGGCGGGGGCGACTTCGGCTGTTGGCGGGGTTGTCTCGTTGAATGCGGCGCTTGAGACCACGGTTGCGACGCGGTCTTACACGACGACGGGCGGCGAGCTTGAGATCGAGGCAAACTTCCACCTGACGGTCTGGCATCCCTTGGCGGGCCCGATCTCGTGCCGCATTCGCATGTACCGGGATGCCACGGTCATTTTTGACAAGACCTTTGTGGCGATCGACGGCGACTTGATCCAGGGCTGGCAGACGCCGCGGGCGGTCGAGACTATGGCGGCGGGCAGTTACACCTACAGTGTGACGGCGCAGGCGAGCGTCAGCAACTACGCCACGGCCGAGGCTGATGCCGGCAGTATCTCCGTGCGGGAGTTCAAGAGGTGACCTTGTGCGTTGAGGGCGGCGCGACTGCTGGGCGAGGTGCGGGCATGCGATCGCGCGCCGTGACCACCCGCACTGAGGCATGCCTGTGACCCTGCACTCTGATGCCCGCAAACTGAACTGGGCGATGATCGGGGTGATTGTCGCGTTGGTCATGCAGGCCGCTGCGCTGGTTTTCTGGGGTGGCGGGATCAATCAGCGGGTGTCGAGCCTGGAGCGCACGGTTGCGCCGCTGGCCGACGGGACGCTGGCCCGGCTGGATGAGCGAACACAGGCGATGAAGGAACAGTTGGACCGCATAGAAAAGCGCGAGGGCCAGTGACCGACCACACCGCACTGCCCGACCACCCGATGCGCGCGCACTGGGCGTGGCAGATGTTTGACCGTCTGTGGCGACCGACTGCCGGCTGGGTCGTTGTGGCGGGTCTGGTCTATGCCGGCGTCGTGGGCCCCGCGATCGAGAAGCCGATGGCTGAGGGTTATCTGGTTGCCTGGCTGACCTTCTGCGCGGCGATGCTGGGCCTGAAGACGATTGAGAAAATCCGGGGGGTGGCGTGATGCCGTACCGTCTGTCTGACCGATCCAAGCGCAATCTGATTGGTGTTCATCCTGACATGGTCGCGGTCGTAACCCGCGCCATTGAGATCAGCCCTGCCGACTTCATGGTGATTGAGGGCGTCCGCACGCCGGAGCGCCAGAAAGAACTCTACGCGCAAGGGCGCACCAAGCCGGGCAAGAGGGTGACGTGGACGCTGAACAGCAACCACTTCAAGCAGTCGGACGGATTCGGCCGCGCCGTCGACCTGCTGCCGGAGCCGTATGACTGGAAAGACCCTGGCCAGTTTGACAAGGTCGCGCGGGCGATGCGCGAGGCAGGCAAGCAGTTGGGCGTCAAGATCCGCTGGGGTGGCGACTGGGATCAGGACGGCCGTGCCCGCGAGAAGGGTGAGACGGACAGTCCCCACTTCGAGCTTGCCAGATGATCCGCGTGCTGGCGGCGCTGCTGGCCGTGGCGGTGCTGGCGACGGGCATCCAGACCTTTCGTGCCGACCGGCTCAAGGCGGGGCTGGTCATTGCCAACGCTGAACTGAAACTGCTGCGTGAAGCCCGCGACACCGCAATGGCGGATGCGCAGATCCAGGCCGACCAGTGCCTGTCCCGCGTGAACGAGGCCCGCAAGTCGGCCCGGCGCATCGAGACCATTATCGAGAGGCCGATCCATGTCGATTCCCAAGGCTGTGCTGTGCGCGAGCTTGTTCCTGCTGGCGAGTTGCGCGAAGCCCTCCAGCCCGCAACCCCTCCCGCCCAGCCTCTGCGTTGAGGTCCGGGCCGAGCCGGCGTTGCCTGAGGGTGCCGGGCTGGTGGCTCCGGTGACGGATGCCGAGAAGGGCGCCACGCGCGAACTGTTGGCATGGGCGTCTGAGGTTCTGGACTGGGGCCGCGAGGGGTGGGACCGGGCGGGCACGGCGCGGGGGCTGTGCGGATGACCCTCCGCTTTGTCCCGCCGCAGGATGCTCCGCCGACCGCGGAGCTGCTGGCCTTTTGCGAGACCGACCGCCAGCGGGAGTGCGTTCAGGCCGTCATTGACATTGGCTCCGTCACCCACGCGGCCAAGCACCTGAACACGGACGAGCGCAGTTTCCGGCGGATGCTGGCGAACATCAAGGCGCGTGCGGCGGCCGGGGGGTATGCTCCTGAGTACGGCATGACCGAGCAGGTGCCGGACGGGTTCAAGCTCAAGGGCCGATCTGTCCTGCGCAAACTGGACCCGGTCACAGGCCAGCGCGTCGAGGTGCTGTCCTGGGACAAGTCGAGCGCGGACGATGAGCGCCGGGCTGAGATGCTGCGGGAGGCGTTTGCCGCCCTGTCACAGGAGGTGCCGCGCGTTGCGTCCATAGCTCCGCCGGCGAGCACCAACGAGGCGCTGTGCAACCTGTTTACCCTGACGGATTCCCATGTCGGCATGCTGGCGTGGCGCAAGGAGGGCGGGGCCGACTGGGACATGCAGATCGCCGAGGACACGCTGGTCGGCTGCTTTGAGCAGATGGTCGAGCGATCACCGCTGGCGGACACCTGCGTCGTCAACCAGCTTGGCGATTTCCTGCACTATGACGGCCTGCTGCCGGTCACGCCGGGCCACGGGCACGTGCTGGACGCCGACGGACGGTTCTCCAAGATGGTCCGCACGGCCATCCGCATCCTGCGCCGGGTGATTGACCTGGCGCTCGCCCGCCACAAAACCGTCTTTGTCGTCATGGCCGAGGGCAATCACGACCTTGCCTCAAGCGTCTGGCTGCGCATCATGTTTGGCGCCCTGTACGAGAACGAGCCGCGCGTCCGCGTTATCGACAGCGAGCTGCCATACTACGTCCACGTCCACGGCGAGACGATGCTGGCGTTCCACCACGGACACCTGAAGAAGAACGACGGCCTGCCCATGTTGTTCGCGGCTCAGTACCCGCGCGAGTGGGGCGCGACGACGAAGCGATATGCCCACACAGGCCATCGGCATCACGAGGAGATCAAGGAGCACAGCGGCATGAAGGTGACGCAGCACTCGACCCTTGCGGCGCGCGACGCCTATGCGGCGAGAGGCGGCTGGCACAGCGACAGACAGGCCACGGCCTACACCTATCACAGCCGGTGGGGGCAGGTCGGGTCCGTGACGGTGACGCCCGAGATGGTCGCATGATCCCCGGCACACCCGAGCACACTGCCTGGCAGGCCGAGCAATTGGCCAAGAACAAGAAAGCCTCCGCCAAGCGCGCGCGCTGGGCCGCGCGCCTTGGCCGCCCATTTCCGAGATCCGCGACCGACCTGCGTCCCGATCCGGGGACGCTGGACGTTGATGATGTGGAGATGGGGTAGGATGGACGACTGGGACGACGAGGACTGGCTGCCGTGGTTTGAGACCGGCACCTGCTACGATCTGAGCGGGCAGGAGGAGCCGCCACGGTTCAAGTCCGTAAGCCCCGCCGCCCACCGCGCCTTTCAGATCGGCAAGGCCATGAAGGCGCAGGAGGCCGCCGAATCGCATCGCGGCCCGCTCGGCTTTCACCGCCCCGTGCGTTGAGGGCAATGGCGGTCTGCGGCGTGGTGCGGTGAAGCATCGCGACCGGAGCCACCTATGACCCTCTACAAAAGCGCCAGCGGAGCCGAGATCGAGGTCGACTCGGTCGAGCAGCGCAGCGGCAGCACTGTCAAGGCGCGCGTGCCGGCGATGGTCCTGGTTGATGAAGATGGGGTTGTCGGCGGCGTCACGCCCTCCAACATCACAACCAAGTTCCGCGAAGCGTTTGAAGATCCGATGCTCGCGAACTTTGTCAAGGTCGTCGGCACGGGCGACATTGTGCAAGTCGAGGGCAACGCGGCGGCTGCGTCGTATGTGTCGATCTCGAAATCCCCTTGGGACGCGGGCAACCAGACCACGCTCGAAACCATCGAGACGTTCGCAATGCCCATCGAGCTTGCGTTCGGCGCGCATCGCTCGCAGGCTACGCTTGGTCAGGAGTTCTCGGTTGAAATCGTGGATGATGGCCCGGCTATTGCCGCCATCGCTGACATTGCGATTTCCTCGATCACGCAATCTGCATCTGTGCTGACTGTGGACACGGTGGCCGATCACGGTCTGGTTCCGGGCCAGTCCATTGGCGTGACTGGATGCTCTAACCAGCTGGCCAACTATCCGGCGCTTGTGGTCGCATCCATCCCGACGCCGCGCCAGTTCACGGCGACTGCCGGTCCTGGCGGCACCATCCCCTCGCAGACCATCACGAACCCGGTGGGAGCCAAAGGTTCGGTCTTCGCCCGTGAGCGCCTTGGTCGCGCCCAGAACGGCGTGTCGCAGATTTTTGACAACGCCACGATCACGAACGCCAGTTTCTACATCCGCTCGGAGAGCGGCGACGTTCTGCCCTCGGGCACGATTTTGGGCAACCACTCGGTCACGGTGGCCACGGCTGCGTCCGTTCAACTGGTGAACGCGCCCTACACCTATGCCTTCTCGCCCACGTCCGAATACCGGACCAACTTGCAGGCCGACCGTGTTCAGGCTGCTGACAGCCCGGTTGACAGTTTGGCTCAAGCGACCGGGCGTCTGCTGCGCACTCAAGTTTGCCCCGATCCGTCCGCAACCTACAAGTTTCGCGTTCGGGCAAACAACTCGAAATCCCTGACCGTTCTGACTGCCAAGGTGGTCAGCGTCAGCAAGCCCGGCACGACGGTTGGCACGTTCACGACGGCTACGAACCACGGCCTGACGACCGGCGATCTGATTGTCTATTACGGCAACAGCAACGTTGCAGCCTCGGCCTTCCCGAACCTGACCACGGCCACGGCGGTTACGGTCTTGTCGCCAACCACGTTCACGGTGGCTGCCATCGGCACGGCGGCGACTGTGACCGGCTACGGCGGTGTTATCGCCAAGGTGCAGGGCGGCAACCTCCTGTCGGCCCTTGGTGTCTTCAACAACTCGGGTGTCAACGCCACTCTCTCCACCCTGACAAGCGGTCAACGCCAACTGGTCTTGACCGGCGCGGCAACATGGTCTGCCACGATTGGCGACTATGTGAACGTCGAAGGCGTCACGAACGCCACGAACGGCGCGACGCTAGGGGTTGACGGTGTGTGGAAGGTGGCCAACTCGGCCACGACGACCCTGACCCTGGTGCCCTGCACGACGGAATTTGCCGCAACGCTTCCGGCTGATTTTGTCCTGACCAACTCGGCCGGCGCTGTCGTCAAGCGCACCTGCCTGCGCCTGTCGTTTGTTCGTATCTTTGACTATGCGCGCCAGCGCGTTGAGATGCTGGCTCGGCCCACCGGAGATATTTCCGGCGCAGCCCCGGTCAATATCCAAAACGTCCCGGCTGTCACGGTGTCGTCGGGCACGGTGACGACTGTCACGACCCTGACCGGCGGCGGCGCAGCGGAGGACGCGGCGGCGGGCACAAACCCGCTCACTGTCGGCGGCGTTGTCCGCGATGCCGCAGCCCCGACCACTCTGGTGACCGGCGACGCGGCCCGTCTGACGATGTCGCGCGGCGCGGCGGCGATCGTAAAGCCCTACTCAGTCGCAGAGGCGGGCTGGAACGGGTCCGTCTCGCTGACGACTACCACGGCGACGGCGCTAATCGTCGCGGCGGCGGCTGGCCTCAAGAGGCACCTGACCGCGATCCAGGCTATCAACACCGGCGCGGCGGCTGTGGACCTCATTATCCTCGACGGCGCGACCGAGCGGTGGCGCTTGACGCTTCCGATCAACATCCCGGTGTCGATCGAGTTCCCCACCGAACTCACCACAACCGCAGCCACCGCCCTGAACGTCAACCTGTCTGCCATAAGCACTGGCGTTCGGGTCAACGGCCAAGGCTACACGTCGGCTTAAGGGTAGATCGGCGACGCGGACAGCGCGGGGTCGGTGCGTTGAGGCTGTAGCCCCCGCCGCGCCTTCTCCGCGTATGGCCCGCAAGGCAGCATCCCAACCACCGCGCGAGCCGATCCGCTTTGAGCCTGACGGCCGCATCCTGTCGGCGTTCCTGCTTGCGGACAATGAGTTCGACATCATCCAGGGGCCGATCGGCTCAGGCAAGACGGACGCCGCGATCATGCGTCTGTTCCGGCATGCGAGCCAGCAACCACCGCAGGGCGACAAGGTCCGCCGCTCCCGCTTTGCCATCGTCCGCTCGACCTTCCCTGAACTGAAGACGACGACGATTCCCTCGTTCGTGAACCTGTTTCCCGAGGGCACGGAGGCGCAGGGCGGATTCGGCGAGATGTCGTGGTCGCCGCCGTTCACCTACCACATGCGCTACGGCGACATGGAAGCCGAGTTCATCTTCCTCGCCCTGGACAAGGACGACGACGTCAAGAAGCTGCGCTCGCTGCAGCTCACCGGGATCTATTTCAACGAGCTTCAGTACATCAACCTGATGCTCGTGACCGAGGGGCTGTCGCGTTGCGGCCGTTATCCGTCCGTCAAAAATGGCGGGTGCAACTGGTCCGGCGGCATCGCCGACATGAACGCGCCCGAGAGCCTGCACTGGGCGCCCATCATGTTCGGCAAGGCGCCCGTGCCGGACCACTTCACGCCCGACGACGTCCAGAAACACCGACGCCCGCCGGGCTGGTGCCTGTATGTCCAGCCGCCGGCGCTGCTGGTGCTGGACGATGCGCTCAAAGCCTCCGGGCTGGAGCCGCTGAATCCGGGCGATGAGGTCGAGTATTGCGTCAACCCGAGCGCGGAGAACCTGCGCTGGCTGCGACCGGACTATTACCCCAAGAAGATTCACGGGGTGACGCGCCAGTGGATCGACGCCAACTGCCGCAACATCGCCGCTAGCCAGATGAAGGGCAAGGCGGTGCACCCACTGTTCCGCGGCGAGGGTGAGCGCAACAGCCACGTCAGCCCAAACGCGCTCAAGTTCAATCCCGAGCTGGAGCTTTACGTCGGTATGGACTTTGGCCTGACGCCGGCCGTTGTGTTTGGCCAGACGATCCGGGGCCGCGTCTTCGTGCTGGGCGAGCTTTACGCCGAGGGTGTCGGCGCGGTGAGCTTCGCGCCCGTGGTCAAGCGCGAAATCCTGCGCCGTTTCGGTGGGCTCGATCTGGCGCGCGTCAAGTTCATCGGCGACCCTGGCAGCGCCGTCCGGTCGCAGACTGACGAGCAAACCCCGTTCGACATCTTCCGCCAGCAAGGCATGCCGGTCCGACCCGCCCCCGGCGCCAACCGGTTCTCAAAGGTCGGCGGGCGCAAGGAGGTGGTCGACAGCCTGCTTGAGCGTCAGGTCGACGGCTATCAGGCGCTGATGATCGACCCCGGCTGCCGCATGCTGGTGCAGGGCCTGAGCGGCGGCTACCAGTTCAAGGTCACCAAGTCCTCGTTCGGCGAGTTCGTCTCATCGGATGTGGTCAAGAACCAATATTCTCACACAAATGACGCCTTCCAATATTTACTTTTGGGTATGGGCGAGGGCGGCAACCTGCTGTTCGGCGCTGGCCGCAATGTCGCGGCGGTCCAGACCAAGGTGCAGGCGCGGGTGTTTGACCGCGGCTCGCGCGCACCGCTGTTCCGCGCTCGCCGATGATCGAGACCGACGACGCTCTCTCGGGCATGCCGCCTCATTGGTATGTCGCCTTCTACGACGGCGATCAGCGGTATTGGTGGTCGGGCCTGTGCCGCACCGGCTTTCGCCATGTCGCCGCGTTCGGCTATTGCGCCGACCAGGCCGCGTGGCTGCTGTACGACGTCACGACCCGCCGCACCCTGATCCGCATGCTGACGCCCAGCCAGATGGACGCATGGGTCGAGGCCCTGCCGGACCACCGCTGCATCCTTGCGTTCGAGCCAGTCGGCGAGCCTGTCGATCCGGGGCTGCGCTTGGGGTTCTGGTGCACGCCGGCGGTGGCTCATCTGGTCGGTGCGCGGTCCCGTGCGTTGAGACCGGAGGCCTTCTATCGCGATTTGCTTGCTCAAGGTGCGCGACCCGCGTTCGAGAGCAGGCAGGCATGAGGACTCCGAAGGTCACGCTCCCCGAAGAAGACCCGGCCACCAAAGCCGCGCGCGAGCGTGAGGAGCGTCGGGCTGAGAACGCGCGGACAGAGGAGACCCAAGCCTGGCTGCTGGGGGCAACCGGCCGGCGCAACCGCCGTTTTGGTTCACTGCCCGGCGGCAGCGGCGGGTCCGTTCCGATCGTGGGCGGCCCGATGACTCCCGGCGTCGGCTCGCCCGGCGGTTCGGGCGCGGGGTCTGGCACCGCTTTTGCCGGCGGTTCGCGTTTCGGCTCCGCTGATCGCAGCCTCTCGGTTATGTACTGATGACCACCGCCAAGCAAATCCTCGCCCGCGTCGCCGCAGCGAGGCAGGACAAGGCGCGTCACGCCACATGGATTGACGAGACGCTTCGCCTGGCGCTGCCGACCTATCGCCGATGCAATGAGCGTTCGGACACCTCGCTCCGCATTGAAGAGCAGGACGACCAGTTCGACAATGAGCTGGAGATCGTCGCCGAGGATTTTGCGTCTGACATGATCTCGACCTTCACCCCGCGCCATGAGCGGTGGGTGATGTTCGAGCCGGCCGACGACCTGTCGGAGGGCCAGAAGCGCGAGATCGCGCCGCAACTCGCCGCGATCGGCGACGCCGTGTTCGCTGAGATCGAGCGGTCAAACTACTGGGACGCTGCGCAGGAGTGCTTCGCCTACTGGGGCGTGTCGGCAATGGCGGTTGCCCTGTCGGACATGGGCCCTCTGAACCCGCTGCATTTCCAGCCCATCGAGATTCCCGACCTGCTGATGGAGCGCGGCCCGGACGGGTCCGTGACCGGCAAGTGGCGCGAGATGAAACTGACGCAGGCCGAGCAGAATATGCTCTGGGGCGCGTCAATGGGGTCGATCTTCCCGGCGTTCAGTGGCGCCGGCAAGGACAAGAAGCAACGGATCGTCGAGGGCTGTGACCGCGACTGGTCGACGCCAGGCGTTGAACGGTGGAGCTACCGGATCTTCGTCGACGACAAGGAGCGGGTGAACCTCACCTATGAGGGCGCTGGCTCCTGCCCGATCATCACCTGCCGCTTTCGTCAGCAAGCCGATTCCGCGTGGGGTCCCGGCCCGTTCAAGAAGGCGACGCCGCGTGCTCGCGTTCTTGATGAGCTTGCGTATCTGAACCTGAAGGGGCTGGGCCGCACGATCGACCCGGCGTTCTCCTACGAGGAGGACGGCCTCGCCAACTTCGACGGTGGCATGGAGCCTGGCAAAGGCTTCGCCCGCGCGCCCGGCTCAAAGTCGCCTGAGGCCTTCCTGCCGGACGTGCGGTTCGACGCCTCGTTCTTTGCGGCCGACGAGATGCGCAAGGGCATCAAGCGCGCCTGCTACCAGGACCGGCCCGAGCAGCCCGGCGATACGCCGCCGACGCTGGGTCAGTGGATGGACGAGAAGGCGTGGAACACGCGCCGCAAGGAGCTGCCGCGCGACCGCTGCGTTCGCGAGTGGGTTCTGCCGATCATCGAGCGCGTGGCGTGGATTCTCGCCAAGCGCGGCGTGCTGCCCGAGGTCAAGCTCAAGGGCGGCAAGATCGTGAACTGCCGGCCGATCAGCCCGCTGTCCAAGGCCAAGGATCTTGAGGACATGAACCTCACGGGTCAGGTGCTGTCGATGGCCGCCAGCATCGGCGGCGCAAAGCAGGTCGGCGTTCCGGTCGACGCCAAGGCCACGATGGAAAACCTGATCGCCACGGCGAAGGAACGCCACATCGTGATGCAGTCCGACGAGCAGATCATGGCCGAGCAGGCCGCTCAGATGATGGCGCAAGGCGGAGGCATGCCAGATGTCGGGGGCGCGTAGGTTCGACCGTCTCCGCGCGGCCAACGCACGGCCCGCCTCGATCGCCTCGCAAGAGGAGCCGATTGAGTCCGTGATCTGCCGACACATGCTGGTCAGCGCCGATGGCCAGCGCGTCCTTGACTGGCTGATGGACGAGGTCAGCGACGCCACGCCCCTGGGGTGCAGCGAGGCCGCCCTGCGTGATGCCGAGGGTGCGCGCCGGATTGTCCAGAAGCTGATTGCCAAGGGCACGCCAACACCATGAGCCCCGTGCGTTGAAGCTCACCGCCCTCGACCGCACGGTTCCAATTATGACGGACCAAACACCCGCTCCCGAAGCTGCCGAACCGGCTGCCCCCGCGCCTGAAGCCTCTGTCATGGCTGCTGCGCCGGAGGCTCCTGCCGCTCCCGCGCGCCCGGACGGACTGCCCGACACCTACTGGGACGATGCTGCAGGCGTGAAGCCCGAAGCCTTCTCCCGTCTCGCCGAGCTTGAGGCCGCTGAAGCCGCGCGCCGCGAGGGCGTGCCGGAGTCGGCTGACAAATACGAACTCAAGCTGGGTGAAGACATCGTCGGCCTGGACGGCAAGCCGGTCCAGTTCGACCCGACCGATCCTCTGGCGCAAGCCGTCCTGCCTGTGCTGCACGAGTGCGGCGTTCCGCAGGCCGGCGTCGAGAAGCTGCTGGCCGCCTTCACCAAACTGGAGGTCGAGGCCGCGAAGGCCGAGCAGGCGCACATCGCCGCCGAGCAGGCCAAACTGGGTGCCGAGCACGTCAAGCGCACGGGCGCCATTCACTCCTCTCTTGTCGCCGCCGTCGGCGCTGAGGGGGCCAACGCCATTCGCCAGTCGATGCGCTCCGCAGACGCTGTGATCGCACTCGAAGCCCTCGTCTCGAAACTAACCGGCTCGGCCATTTCGGCCGGTCCGCCCGCCACCCCGCACTCAGACCTCGACGGCCTGTCCGGCCAAGCACTTCTCACCGCCATCCGCGCCCGCCAGGCCGGCTAAGGGGAATCGACCAACATGACTGCTCAAAATCTCGTTGAATACTCCAAGGGCCTGCAGCCCGGCGTCGAAAAGGCGGTCGTTGAGCTTTACGCTCAGTCGTCCGACCTGCTGGCTGCCGTGCCGTGGAAGACTACCGGCGGCGCTTACCAGTACACGCTGGAGGCCACCCTGCCGGGCATCGCCTACCGCGGCGTGAACGAGAGCTACACGCCCGACACCTCCGTCGAGAACCCGCAAGTCGAGCAGGTGTTCATCGCCGGCGGCGAGGCCGACGTCGACAACTACCTGCTGGCGCTCGACCCTTCTCGGCGCGCCCGTGAGGAAAGCCGCAAGATCAAGCAGATGGCCCGTGCGGTCACCTCTGCCCTGATCACCGGCGACAACTCGACCAACCCCAAGTCGCCCGACGGCCTTCAGCGTCGCCTGACCGGCCGCGCCTTGATCGCCAACTCGAACGCTTCGGGCGGCGCCGCCCTCTCGCTGGCCGCCCTGGACGAGGCGATCGCCAACACGGTCGATCCGACTCACATCCTGCTGCCCTTCGCCCTTCGCACCAAGTTCGGCGCGACGATGCGGAACCAGACCCTGTCGGGCAACCTGAACCTGACCAAGGACGACTTCGGTCGCGAGGTCATGACCTACAACGGTCTGCCCTTCCTGGTCGGCTACGAGACCGGCCCGGACACCGCCCTGCTGCCCTTCACCGAGACCGGCGCCGGCGGCGGCTCCGCTGTCACCTCCTCGATCTACGTCATGTCGCTGAAGGAAGGCCACATCTGCGGCATTCAGGTCGCGCCGATGTCGGTCAAGGATCTGGGCGAACTGCAGTCCGAGCCGAAGCACCGCACCCGCATCGAGTGGTTCAACGGCTTCTGCATCGAGAACCCGTACGCCGCCACCCGCCTGACTTCCATCACCAACGCCGCGATCGTGGCTTAAGGGGACACCGACTATGGCCACCGCCACTCAGATCCGCTCCTACACCTACGACTCGTCCCTCTCGCTCAAGGCGGCCGGCTTGGTCGCCGCTGACACTGCCGGCTCGCTGATCGTCAACGTCGGCGACGCCACCTTCAAGGGCGTGGCCGTCATCGACGTGACCGCAATCGAGATTGCCTCGAATGACGAACGCTACGTCATCTCGGTCCAGGGCTCGACGTCGGCTACCTTCGCCAGCGACGTTCAGAACCTCGCCTCGCTCGAACTGGGTGCCACCGAGGTCCGCTCCGGCGGCGCCATCGACTCGGCCATCGGGCGCTACGAACTGTTCTTCCTGAACGAGCAGGACGGTATCGTGTACCCCTACATCCGCATCTACACGGATGTCTCGGGCGCGATCGCCACGGGCATCAACTACGCTGCCTTCATCGGTCGCGACCACCTGACCAACGCATAAGGTGCTGCCGATGCAAGTCGACAAATACGGCAACACCCGCCTGATCGACCGGGACACCGGCAAGCCGCACGTTTGTTGCGCGGCTTCCGCCCGCGAGATCCTGCAGGTGGCGACCCTGGCTGACGACGGCGCTCCGCGCTACGTCTGCGAGGCGGACTATGACGGCCTGTCGGTTGCAGACTCCAAGGCGGCGAAGGCGGAGGCGGCAAGGGCCGCTGCCGCTGAAGCCAAGGCGGCAAGGGAGGCTGAGGCTGCTGAAGCCAAGGCCCGTCTTGACGCCGCCGTTGACGCTGAGATCGCCCGTCGCAAGAAGGCCGGCGCTCTCTAACGCTCTCTCCGGGTGGGACTGAACTGAACCCGTCGTTCCTCGGAGCGGCGGGTTCTTCTTTGCCCGTGCGTTGAGCCACCCCCGCCCTCGCGCAACCTGCGCCAATGCCTGCCTTCTCCGCCCCCATTGAGGTCGTTCAGGCCGCCCTTCATCGCATTGGCGAGGAGGAGATCACGTCGCTGGATGATGACTCGTCCGGCGCCCGCGTTGCGGCGTCCAACTACGAGGGCATCGTCCGCAGCTTCTTCGCGCGCCATGCGTGGACCTTCGCCAAGCAGACGCTGGCGCTGACCTACCAGGGGCCGGTTGAGCTGGGGCAGTTCACCCACGCCTTTGTGTGGCCTGCCGAGATCACCAATATCCGCGCCGTCGTCTATGCGCCGAACGGCGGGAACCTTGGCGGTCGACGCCTGCGCGCTGGCGATTATGCGATCGAGGGCGCGCGACTTCTCGTTCGCAGCGACACACCGCTGCAGGTCATTGCGACCACGCGCGCGGACGAGTCCATGTGGCCCGGCGACTTCTCCGAGGCCGTGGTCGTGCGCCTGCAGGGGTTGTTCCTTGAGGCGCTGTGCGACAAGCCGCAGGACGCGCGGCTCAAGATCCGTGACGCCGATGTGCTGATGCGCGACGCGATCATCCGCGACAAGCGCCAGGAGCCCGGCGTCAGCATTGAGTTCGTCCCGCTGGCCGAGGCGTGGCGCGGCTCGCGTCCGTCGCGGACGGCGCTTCGTGGCTAGGCGCTTTCCATTCATCACCAGTTTCGCGGCGGGAGAGATCGCCGAGGAATACCAGATGCGGACCGACCTGCAGGTCCGCAACGAGGCTTGCCGCCAGTTCCGCAATGCGCAGACGCTCGCCGGAGGCGGGTTCCGCAGGCGCTACGGCACCAACCATGTGGCGGCGCTGACGGCGCTGACGCGGCTGGAAACCTACGGCGTGGGCACCGACGACGCGCGCCTGCTGTTGTTCAGCGCAAACAAGTTCGAGGTTCGCGATCTGGCTGGCGCGATCATCCAGACGATCAGCTCGTCTGTGCCGTGGGTCGCCGCGGACCTGTTCACGATGCAGGTCGCCATTGAGGACGGCAAGATCGTGGTCGCCAGCCGCAGCTTCGCGCCGCGCATCCTGACCCTGACCGGTTCGACCTGGGCGATCTCGACCCTCAGTTTCGCCGACGGCTTGAACGGCTCCAAGCTCCAGCCCTACTGGCGCTTTGCCGCGCGTGGCGTGAGCCTGACGCCGAGCGCATACACTGGCAGCGGCGTGACGCTGACGACCAGCGCCGCCTTCTTTGACGCCGACCATGTCGGCACGAGGCTGCGCTACACCGGCATCGAGGTCACGGTCACTGGCTACACCAGCACGACTGTCGCCACCGGCACCGTCGTCGGCTCGCTCTACCCCACCCTGACCGTGACTGTCGGCTCGTCGACCGGTTTCCTTGTCGGGCAGGAAGTGCAGGGTGAGGACTCGCAGGTGACTGGCGTTGTCGCGGGCGTGCCGGGCGGGACCAGCCTGACGGTTCAACTGCTCGACGGCTACACCTATTTCGACGCGACCGAGGACCTGGTCGGGCCCACCGCCAAAAGCACGATCAGCGCCGTGGCACTTTCGGGCACGCCGGCCGCGACGACTGAATGGGACGAGGCGCTGATCGGCGTGGAGCGCGGCTACCCGGGCGCGTGTGCCCTGCATCGCAACCGCCTGATGCTGGGCGACTTCCCGGCTGCTCAGAACGTCATGGCCGCCAGCGCGACGGGCGACATCACCGACTTTAACACCGGCACCGGCTTGGAGACGGACGCGATCATCGAGCGGGTCGGCCGCGAGACCTCGCTGGGCCTGCGCCATTTCGGGTCGACCGAGCAACTGCTGCTGTTCACTGAGGGCGGCGTCTATTATGTCCCCGAGCAGGTGGCCGCGCCCCTGTCGCCAACCAACTTTGAACTGCTGAAGATCGGGCCCGAGGCGGCTGGCGACCCTGTGCCGCTGGACGTGACCGAGGGCAAAATGTTCATCGAGCGCGACAGCGGCCGCGCCATGATCTGTATTCCGACCGGCAACGTCCGCCGCTCCTGGGACATCAGCGACCTGTCCGAGCTGGCCTATCACCTGATGGGCACGCCGGTTGAGATGGAGCTGATGGCGGCCGGGACCGAGAGCGACCGCCTTGTGCCGGTGCTCAACAGCGCCGGCGACATGGCTGTGCTGACGTTCCGTCGCAGCGCGCAGTTCTCAGCCTGGGGCGTCTGGTCGACCGTCGGCTCGTGGCGCTCGATCGTCTATGCGGGCGGTTTCCTCTACGCCGTGTCCGAGCGCACGATCAACGGCTCGACCGTGTTCCGACTGGAGAAGTTCAGCAGCACGGCATGGGCGGACGGCATGATCTCGCTCGCGACGATCACAACGCCTGTCACCCAGTATGCGGGCCACACGGTCGGGGTCTGGGACGGCAACAACAAGATCGGCGAGTTCGCGGTCAACGGGTCGGGCGTGCTGCAGGGCGTCGACGACAGTTACGGCACCGTGCAGGTGGGGCTGGACTTCACCGTGACGGTCGAGGGCGTGCCGCCGGTCGATCAGCAGATGGGCCTGCGTCCAAACTACAAGATCACGCGCGTTGACGTGGACGCTGTCAACTCGACCGGGTTCACCGGCAACGGTCGCAACCCGTCCGGCTGGGTCGGCGGCATCGGCGGCGGCACGGGCGCGCAAACCGGCGTGCGTCGCTTCCGTCCGCTAGGTCGCGGCAAATACCCGACGTTCACGATTCAACAGACTGTCGGCGGGCCGCTGCAGGTCCGGTCTGTCACAATGGAAGTCACAAGCTGATGGGACAGTCGACCCCGCTTCTCTCCGCGATCATGCAGGTTGGCCAGGGCCGCGCTCAGGCCAAGCAACTCGGCATGGAAGGTCTGATGCTCCAGCGCCAGGCGGGCGACGTTGACTTGCAGTCGGTGCAGGCCTCGGCCCGTCGCCGTGAGGAACTGCGTGCCGGTATCGCCGCATGGACCGCCAACCGATCGGCCAAGGGCCTGTCGCTGGACAGCCCGTCGGGCATGGCGATCGAGCGGGAACTGCGTCGTCAGTCCGTGGCCGACGAGGGTGCCGAGAACCTGGGCTTCCGCAATCAGGCCTATGCGCTGCGCACTTCCGCAACGATGCGCCGACGCGCGGCGTCCAACGCCAACCTGTCTGGCTGGCTTGCAGCCGGCGGCACGCTGATCGACGGCGCATCGAACGCGATGTCGGCGGGCATGGGTGGCAAGACTGGCGCGGGCTCCGGCAGCAAGAGTGGAGGCCGATAGATGGCAACCGGACAAAGCGCACAGCAGGGCAGGGGCATGGTCCTGTCCAACATCACGCCGGGCGCGGACTTCCGCACGGGCGAGGGTGAACTGTTCCAGCAAGGCGAACGCCTGCTCGACAAATATGCCGAGGCGAACAAGACGAACCTGATCCGCCGGGCGCAACAGCGCGGCGCGATCGAGGGCGCGGCCGTGGCGGACGGATCACCCATGCCTGAGCGCGGGTTCCTGTTCACGGGCGATGTGGCCGAGGCGCGCACCACGGCTCTGCAGACGGCCTATACCGCGCGCGTGCGCACGGACTTCGACACGCGCGAGGCGCAGGTTCGCCAGCAGTTCCGCTATGACCCGGAGGGCTATGAGGCCGAGATGGGCCGCGTGCGGTCGGGCTTCATTCAGGGCGCCCCGCCCGAGTTCGCCGTTGACGTCGAGACCTATGCCGGCGAGCGTGTGCAGCGCGGGCTGGAGGCCGTGTCGAGTGCGCGAATGGTGCGTGACGACCAAGAGGTCGTGCAGTCCATAACTGTGCGCCGCGCGCAACTGGGTGAGAATCTGGTTGCGCTCGCGGCTCGTCCGGGCGGCATGGATTCGGTGGAATTCATGGAGGCGCAGGCGGACTACATTGCCCTGCAGGACCAGAGCGAGGCGAACCCGGCGATCCTCTATTCGACCGAGCAGCGCATCGCGGACGACAACAAGCTCGGCGACGGCATAATGCTGGCGACGGTCAACCGCAGCGCTGTCGAGACGTATAACGACTCGGGCCGCGGTCTGGCTGGCAAGGCCGCAGCATTGCGGTTTCTTGAGAGCGAGGTTCTGAACGGCGAGGAGTTCGCCGACGTAGATCCCGGCCGCCGCGCGAAGCTATACCGCGACGCTGTCACCGAGCTTAACGCCTTCACGGTCGCTGACACGGCAGAGCGCAGGGCTGTTGAGGAGCAAGAGCGCCAGCGTCAGGCAGACATTCGCGAGGAGCGCGACAGCCTTGTGCTGGCTGCGTCCCTGGGAGAGCTGACCGAGACCGAGGTTCTGACAAACACCAATCTGGACGATGCCGCAAAGAACCGTGTGCTGGGCGCAATCCGTGCGCGCGAGACTCGCGAAAGGACCGAGGCCCGCGCGGCATCTGCTGCCGAGGCGCTGGCCAACGCGACGCACTACAACACGCTGCGGGACGATGCGCAGGCCGGCACGTTGAGCGCCGCCGAGGTGGCCGAGGGCGTGAACGCGGGCCTGATCTCCGAGGGCCAAGCCCAGACGCTGCGGACGATGAACGACCGCACGCTCAAGCCGAAGGTCGACGACGTGATGGCCCCCGTTCGCGATGCAGGCGAGCGTCGTCGGCGGCTGGTCCGTGACTTCAACGAGCGCATGGCCGCTGCTGAGGCGGGGGCCGCTGCGTGGGTCCGCGAGAACCCGAACGCGACGCTGGAGCAGCGCCTGCAGGCAGGCCGCTGGTATGCCGAACGCCATTTCGGCGCGGGGGCGAATAGCCCGGCGGCGGGCGGTGGAGAGACGCCGGCTGGCGATCAGGCGCGCGTCGCCCGCATCCGCGCCGTGAACGAGCAGATCAGGGCCCGCGCCGCAGCGGGCCGACCGTATTCGGCGGCTGAGGCCAACCGGATGCGCGCAGAAGCACAGGGACGATAATGGCCATCGACACAGTCAGAGACGTTCTTGGCGCGGTTCCGGGCGCGACCCCGACGAGCACGTTTCGCAGCCAAGAGCGCCAGAACCAGTTGATCGCTGAGTGGGAGCGTAACGGTCGGAGGGGGCAGCGCCCCGCCACCGTCAGCAACCACACCCGCGGCACGCCGGACAACCCGCGCGCCGTCGATCTCGTGCCCGCGCCGGGCGAGAGCATGGATCAACTGGAGGCGCGCCTGCGGTCCAGCGGCCTGAACATGACTGAGCTTCTGAACGAGGGCGACCACATTCACGTCGCCGTTGACGGGCAGCCGCGCGAGCAGGGCGCTCCGGGGCAACAGCCGGGCTATCGCGTCGAGTCGTCCGAAGACCTTGCGCCCGGCGAGGCGCAGCGCCTGCTGGCCAGCGGCGAGTATCAGATCGACCCGAACGACCCGACCAAGATTTTCCGCGTGGTCGGCTATGACAACGCCCCCGCGCCGCCCACGCCTCTCGACAGCGCATATGCCGAGCGTCAGGCCGCGCGCGAGTCGCTGGCGCTGGATCAGGAGGAGGCTCAGATCATTCAGGCCGCGATGGTTCCGCAGGCCGTGCTGGATGGTGCGGGCGCGGTGGTCGGCGACGTGGCCAAGGGTGTCGGGCTGGAGATGGGCGGTGCCGTCCTGTCGGGCGTCAAGCGCGGCTTCAACGCCACGATGGACCTGATCGACGAGACCGGCGACTGGATCGAGCAGTATGTCCCTGGCACGGTCATGTGGGAGGGCTTCGACGGCGACGCCTCGACCCCCATGAGCATCCGCCTGACCACGCAGAATGAAGCCGAGCGCCGCATGACCGAGGCGCGCGGCGGCGACCAGCCCAACTGGCTGCAACGCCTTGGCATGGCGCAACTCCGTGCACCTGTCAGCGAGGCCGAGCGCCCTGAGTCCGTGACCGGCCGCCTGATCGAGGGCGTGTCCCAGTTCGCGACCGGCTGGATCGGCGGCGGCAAGCTGCTGCAGGGCTGGAAAACGGCGGGCAACGCAGGCCGCATCGGCAAGGCGATGGCGCAGGGCGCGCTGGCCGACTTCACCGCGTTCGACGGCCAAGAGGAGCGCCTGTCCAACCTGCTGGCCGAGCATGCCCCCGAGGCGCTGGCGCCGGCACTCAACTGGCTCGCGGCCGATCCAAACGACGGCGAGGTCGAGGGCCGGTTCAAGAACGTGATCGAGGGCACGATCCTTGGTGGCGTGACCGATGTCATCGGCGTCGGCATCCGTCGTCTGCGCGCCGCGCGCGAGGTGAGGTCGGCGGCGAGGGATGCGGCCAAGGCCGAGGGCCTGCAAGTCGACCCGACGCTGGCGATGGACGATGCCGCGGCGCGCGGTGTCGAGGTCCAGGCTGCCGTGCGTGAGGCGCTGGGCGATCCCGAGGGGCCGCGGTTTACCGTCCGCAAATTTGGGGCTTTTGCAGAGGATGCCGACGCCCCCGTCATCACGCCGTTCCAAGCCAAGGTCGACGCCGCCGATGCGGCGATCACCGCCGCCGACGTCCGCGCCTCCACCGACAACGTCTTCGACATCAACCTCGCGCGCATGAACGTGCCCGAGGACATACAGGCCACGATCGTCGGCATGGCTGACCTGCTGGCCAAGGACGTCGACCTGGCTCGCCGGGGCACGCGATCCTGGGACCAGACTCGCGAGGCGGCGCCCGGCGTCGACTGGGTCGACAGCATGGGTTCGCGCCGCGTTGGGCAGGCCATGAACGCGGAGGAGATCACCGCCTACCGGCTGGCGCTGAACTCGTCGGCGACGAAACTGGATGAGCTGTCGAGCGCGCTGCTGGACACCACGACCAAGCGCAGCGCGAACGAGGATCTGGCCTTGCAGTTTGCGCTCCGCCGGGCAGCCGCCACGCACTCCGCTATTCAGAACGAGTTTTTCGGCGCTCGCGCTGAGGCCGGTCGTGCGCTCAACGCCTTCAAGATTCCAGCCGATGCGCCGGCGACGTACCTGCGCCAGATCGACAGCCTGCTCGCGGATGCCGGTGGGCAGGGAACCGCAAAGGATCTTGCACGGTATATCCGCGAGGCCAAAGCCAAGGGCGACGTCGCGCTCAACCAAATGGTTCGTGGCGGCGCGATGGCACGCAGCCGCGACATCATCAAGCTCGTGTACACCAACAGCCTGCTGTCAGGTTTGGGCACGCCCATCGTCAACGCGGTCGGCACGCCTATCGCCATGCTCTACCATGTTGCGGCTCGCGCTGTGTCCCCGCGCCTTGCGGGCGCGTTCGGTGGCACGGCTGAGACGCAGATCGGCGAGGCGTCGGCTCTTGTGGCGGGCTATATTCAAGCCACACGCGACGTCTTCAAGCTCAATCCGATGGAGGCCGCACGGCGTATCGGCGCGGACAATGCGCTCGAACTGCGCAGCAAGGGCTTGTTCCGCGGCATGGCGCCGGGGATCGACGACGCTGGTGACGCGATGGGGCTCTCGCTGCGGTCCGAGCGTGAGGAGGCCGGCGCTATGGCTGGAGCCGCCCGGCCGCTCGGCGCGGCCGCATGGCGCGTTGCTGAGGACACCCCGCTGGGTCGCTTCCTCGACATCATGCAGATGATCGTGGAGGCGCCGTCCAACATCACCGGCGTGACCGACGACTTCTGGAAAGTGGTCAGCGCGCGCGGCGAGCTGCACGCCCAGGCGCTGCGCATGTCGGCGCGCGAGGGGCTGCAAGGCGAGGCCGCGCGTGCGCGCATGGCTGACCTGATCGAGAACCCCACCGACGACATGATGGTGGGCGCCGAGAAGGCGATGCACGAGCTGACCTTTACCCGATCGGACGGGGAGGCCGAGAAGCTGCTGCAGAAACTGCGCCGGATGGCAGACGACAACATCATCGGACCGGTGCCGCTTGCGACCTTCATTCTGCCGTTCCTGCGCACGCCCATGAACCTGATGTCACTGGCGGCGCGCTCGTCGCCCCTGGCACCGTTCTCTGCCCGCTTCCGTGCCTCCATGCGGGCGGGCGGCGCTGAGGCTGAGACCGCCAAGGCTCAAGCCGCGGTCGGCACGGCGTTGTGGTCGGTGTGGATGGGCATGGCTATGGACGGGCAGATTACCGGCTCGGGCCCGTCCAATACCGAGCAGCGCGCGGCCATGATGCGTGAGGACGAATACGGCAATCCGATGTGGCAGCCGTACAGCGTCAAGCAGGGCGGCCGCTGGTATTCGTATGAGCGCATGGACCCGGTCGGCTCCAACCTGTCCCTGATCGGCGACTTCGCCGAGCTTCTGAACAACGACGATTGGGACGGGGCCAACATGCAGGAGGGCACCGAGATCGCGGCGAACGCCGTGCTGGCTCTGGGTCAGGCGTATTTCGACAAGTCCATGCTGCAGGGTGCCATCGAGTTCACGTCGGCCATGACCTCCAACGACGTCAGCACGGGCGAACGCTTCCTGATGGGGCGCGCCTCGGCGCTTGTCCCCGCAAGCGGCGCGATGCGGATGCTTCGTCGCGGCCAAGACCCCTACATGCGCGAGACGCACAACGCCCTAGACGCCCTACGCAACACAGTGCCGCTGCTGTCCGACGACCTCCCCCTGCAGCGCGACCTGTGGGGCAGGCCCCGCACCTACCAGACCGGCCTGGGCACGATTTACGACGCGGTCATGCCTGTGCAAACGCGGGCAGAGGGCGGCTCGGCGATCGACCTTGAGATCCTGAACAACGGCGTCGGGGTCGCCATGCCTGCACGGTCGCTCAGTTATGCCGGCGAGACGGTGTCGCTCAAGAACCGGCCCGACATCTACAGCGAGTTCCTGCGCTTGTCGGGCGAGCCTGCGTTTGAGCACCTGAACGCTGTCGCCGAGGGGCGGCACCCGGACAGTGAGTTCTACTATTCACTGGACGACGGGCCGTCGGGCGGCAAGGCCCAATACATCAAGGACGTCATGAGCGCCTATCGCGACGAAGCGCGGGCCGCCGTGAGCGAGATGTTTGCCAGCGACCTGCAGGTTATGGCGGCCGACAAGGTGCGGCGGCGCGAGGAGGCGCGCTCGGCGGAGTAACCGTCGTGCGTTGAGCCTCACACCACCACCCGCAATCTGGCCCTATGGCCAGACTGACGATCCCCGACGAACAGACGTTCGCGACGTTCACTGTCGTCACGTCGACCACCGTATTCCCGATCACGTTCAGCCTGTTCGCCAAGGCGGACCTGACCGTGCTCGTCGACGGCGTCGCGCTGGACCAGTCGGCGTTCACCTTCACGGGCACGCTGCTTGAGGGCGGCGGCTACGATGGCGGCACGGTCACGCTGAACACCGCCGTTGACGATGTCACCGTGCGGATCGAGCGCAACGTCGCCCCGGCCCGCACCTCGAACTTTGCGCCGGCGAGCAGCGTGCCCGTTCAATCCGTCGACCAGGCGCTGAATCGACTGACGGCGAACGCGCAGGATCACGGTCGTCGCATCGGCGAGGCAGAGGTCACGTTGGGTGGATTTTCTGACGATGTAACTGATACGGCCGCTGCTGCTGTCACCGCCGTCGCCGCTGCCGCAGATGCCGCCGCATCCGCCGTTGCTGCTGCCGCCTCAAACCCCGCTCTTGCTGCGCTGAAGGCAAGCAATCTCTCGGACCTCGCCAGCGCCCCAACCGCTCTAACCAACCTTGGCGGGACTACTCTGGGCAAGGCCGTATTCACCGCCGCCAGCGCCGCGTCGATTGCCGAAAGCCTGCTGGTTCGTCCTGAAACGCAAAGCCAGGCCAGCGGTGTGGATGTTCTGGAAGGCGTGACGACCGGCGTTCGCAACACCGGCTTCGGCTTTGAGGCGCTGAAGGCCAACACGGCCGGAAGCGAAAACACCGCGTTCGGTTATCTGGCCCTGAATGACGTGACCGGGGGTGTGGACCCAGCGGCGAATTACAACTCCGCTTTCGGTTCTTTCGCGCTGGCGTCTGTCACGACCGGATACAAAAACGCCGCGTTCGGTCGCGCTACCGGCGACAATCTGACGACCGGCTATCATGACACCGCGCTCGGCTATGGCGCGATGCACTGGCACACGACGGCGCTGAACTGCGTCGGGGTCGGCTTCGAGGCGGTGCATGGCGGGACGGGGCTTGTCGCGACGGCCATGCAGGGGACTGTCGGGGTCGGCTTTCAGGCGCTCTATGCTTGCACGGGTAACTTTAACACGGCAGTCGGCACTTCCGCTGGCGTTGCTATCACGACCGGTGTTCGTAACACGGCAGTCGGCACCAACGCGCTCAACACCCAGACGACTGCAAACGACACGACGGCCATTGGCTATGCCGCCGGCACGACCAACACCGGCAGCGGCAACATCTTTATCGGCCAGAACGCGGATGCAAACGCTGGCCTTGCCAACGTCACCGTTATCGGAACCGGGCTTACTGCTACGGCAGCCAACTCGATCCTGATGGGTAACGGCCAAGACCTGTTGCCAGGCTCGACCGCACGAGATGTCGGTTCGCAAGCAAAGCCGTGGAACTACATGATCGGGGCAAACTCGTTCTATGCCCACTGCAATACGGCGGTTCCCGCAGGCGGCACAACTGGGGCCGGATTTTTGCTCTCCAGCACCGCTAACTTTGGCGTCTTTTTCGGCAGCGGAGCACCAACCCTGACGGCGGCAAAAGGCTCCCTGTATCTCCGAACGGACGGTTCCGGGACGAGCAACCGGATGTATGTCAACACCGACAGCGGCACGACTTGGACTGCGGTTACGACCGCCGCGTAACCCAGATCCCCGCGCCCGCCATCAAGGCCGACGGCCCACTTTCCCCGTCCAACTGAGGTGCTAACCCCTTGATTTATGGACCGCGAACAAACCGCTAACTGTTGGACGGACCTCAACGATTTCAACGGGGATAATCTGGTTTGGGACCAGAGGGTCGGAGGTTCGAATCCTCTCACTCCGACCAATCACAGCGGGCTTTTCAAGGCCGCGGGGGTGTTAGGCGTCCAACTAGAAAATGGGTGGACGTCCAACTTCCGTTCTTGTTTGGTTGGCGCGGGCCGCCTCTTGAGCTCGAGCCTGAAACTCCCTCCATGGCTCGGCGCGAAGTTCGATAGCGGCTATAGCAGCCTCGCACGCGACCACGCGAGGGTCGCTCTGCGGCAGGCGGTGCTGGTTCAGGTAGGCCTCAATCTCGGAGTGTCGGATGAACCACTCGCCGTGCGATCTGTGCCTGCAGAACATGCGGTGAAGGCGCTGCTCGAGATCTCTGGCTTCGGTGGAAAAGATTATGCCCAAGAGGTCGATGCGGTCCGGGCACGCCGTCGCCAGTTGCCGTAAACGCGACGCGGTGTTGTTCGCGGTTCCGATTTTGATGACGCCCAACTCTCTCGCCGCAACAAAATAAACCTCTCCGGGGCACCCGTTGGTCGAGTATTTCGGCGACGGCGCTCGGACCCGGCTCATACCACCAACCCCCGCTTCACCTGAGCCGCCCTCGCCACCGCCGTATCGCGGGGCAGATACACGCTCAGGATCGAGTTCACGCTCGTCAGCGCATGGCCCGTGATGGCCGCGATCTCCGGCACGGTGCATCCGGCGCGCGCCAACTGCACGATGCAGGAATGCCGCAGTTGCTTGAGGATCAGCGGCCGGCCGCCAGCCTTGACCGCGGCGACGCGCACCCAGGCGAAGGTCTTGGACAAACGGTTCTCGGTGTAGGCCTTGCCGGTGCGGTCGTTGCGGAACAGGAACAGGTGGCCGTCACCGGCCTCAGCCAGCATGGCTCGCAGCCCCATCGAGACCTCGATCGACACCGGCTCGTCAGTCTTGGACTGGCGGAACGAAAAGACGCCGCGCTCAGCATCGTACTCGGCGCCCGGACGGAACGCGCGCACGTCGGTCAGGCGCTGGCCGATCTCCCATTCCAGCAGGATGATCAGGGCGATCGAGGGCACGCCCGTATCGCGCGCTGCCTTCACATAGCAGTCGACGTCCTTCTGCTCCCAGATCGTCGCCTTGGTCTTCGGCACCTTGATGCGGATGCCGCGCGCCGGGTTATCCGTGCGCCAGCCCTTGTTGATCGCTTGCTCAAGCACGAGGCGCAGCACGGCGGCGGTGTGCTTCTTGGCCGTATGCCGCGCCACCCGCGCGCTGCCGTCCGGTTCTGTGCCGGCGTCAAAACTGGACAAAAACTGCAGGATGGCGGAGCGGGGCAGGCTGGTCGGGTCCGGGTGACCGCACGATTTCGACCATGCCAGGATCTTCTTGAACCCGGTCTCATATCCGACGCGCGTCTTGTCCGACAGCGCAGCCCACTCAGGAGACCTCTGCAGGGCGTCCACGAGCGTCGACAGGCTGCGCTCAGGTGGTCGGACGGTGTCGCCGGTCTTCGCCTGCATGAGGGCCCCGTACAGGGCCTCTGCGTCCTTCTTGATGGCAGCGACCTCAGCCGCGTCCAGCGTGCCGCGCCGTTCAGCCGTGCGAGGCAGCGGTATGGCCGGAGACCAGCCGGAGGGGCGCAGACGTGCCGGCACCTGAAAGTACGCCCGGCTCGTGCCGTCGGCGCGCTTCTTGAGGACGACGTATCTGCCCAGCGAGAGCGTCACGGTAGGCATCGGGCTTGAATGTCCATGCATCGGCGGGGTCGGGGGTTTCATCCTGCGCCATCCCTAGAGCTTTGAGAACCGCGTCTCGGTCATAGATCCCGCCCCGGCCGCCGCGGTCGATCGGCATGGGCATGACGCCAGCGCGTTGGCGCGAGCGGAGTGTGGACCGGCTGTAGCCGGCGAGGGCGAGCACCTGGGGCAGGTGAAGGCGGGGCGGGAGGCTCATCCGTCCCCCCTTGTGCGGGCGTCGGTTTGAGTTTTGCCGGAAAGACCACGCGTGGCTGCGTCTTCTCCTGTAAGGATATCCTCTAGAAGCGACCTTGCATCACTCCCGATATCGGAGACGACGTGGCGCAGAATGTCAGAGTGGGTATGCTCTCCCGTAATGACTACTGCCCCGTCTTCGTCAACGGTGTAGGTCTCGTCTTGTTCGAGGACGAGAAGCGGGGTGATGACTTCGCCCGGCGCTGTCATGTGTCTTCTCCTGTAAGGGCGGCTCGGATTAGGTCGCGGCGAGCGATAAGCACGGCTAGGTAGGCGTCATCCGGTTCGTATTCGACCCATTCCTCAAGCTCGCCCCGGCGCGCCTCAACATCGGCTTCGGCGCAGATCAGACCTTCCTTCGCAGCCCCCCGCAGCCTCTCTATCTCGGCGGCTTGGCGTTCAAGGGCGTCGGCTGCTTCGGTAATCAGACGGCCCGTAGAGGTCGGGTAGTCGAACATGGTGTCGTAATCGACGGCCCGCAGCCTCTCACACAGACCGGCTATGTCAGGGGTGGTCATTGGGGGGTCTCCGCTTGGCTTTGCACAAAGGTCACTGCAAGCAACGGCGCCCGCACATCCCAAAATCGGTCTTCGCCCTCCAAGCGCAGGCTGTAGCGTCCGACGACGCTATGGACGCGGCGCAAAAGGTTCACTCGTTTCACCATGTCGCCCGGCCTCAACGCCGTGATATTCTTTGCGGTGATTAGTTCTCCACCCATCAACATCACTCCCTCCCTGTATCGGTAGCCTTGAGGATGGCTATGCATAGGGCGAGCGCGGGGGTGCCTGCCGTGACCTCGCCGCAGCCGTCGTGGAAATCGCTCGGAACGGGCAGGAACACTTCGGCTTGGCCGTTCGGCGCTCCGTCGTATGTGTTGCTTCCTGCCGTCCACAGACACCCCGGCAGCACCCGCTCCGCCAGAGCAACAGCGGCGTCGAGGGAAGTGGTGTATTCAGGCGCACACACAGGGGAGCGGTTCCCGGCAAACTCAAGCGCGACCCATATCTCGCGGTCCAGAAAGGGGCACCCCTCCTCCGCTTCTTCCAGCCGCTTGATGAGGTCAGTCATGCTTGCCTCCCTGTATCGGTAGGGCGAAGGGCTGCGAGGACGGCGTCGGCCACCCACCCGGCTTGAATGTCCAGCTTGTGCGACTGGCTGCTGTCGATCATTGGGTGCCGGTCTAGAACCGGACGAACGGCCTTGATAATCTCCTCCCTGCTCACCCCTACCGGAACGACAGGCTGGCCCTCAAAGACGAAATTGCCCGCGTCGTTTTCCCGGAACTCTCGGTCGCACGATTGGCAAATCCAGCCCTCGATATGGCTACCGCAGTCTTGACAGGTAGCCCGCGCCACCGGCTCCCCGCTCCCTACCGGAACGACAGGCTGGCCAATCACTTCGGCCTGTGACGCGGCCCATGCGCGGTCATCGTCGTCCGGGTCTTGCTTGTAGGTGGCCAGCTTCAATGCCCGGTCAATCGCCTCGGCGTCGATCAAGGTTCCGCGCTTCACCATGCCGCGAAGAACGTGGGCCATTTTGTCAGCCTGTCCGCTCCCTACCGGAACGACAGGGGATGCGTAGGGCAGATGTGCGGGCTGGCGGTAGGTCGTTGCCCGCAGCAGCGAACAAGGCTCATAGAGCGCCGCATATCGTTGCGCCTCGGCAAGGTCGCTCGACCCAGCCACCATGCTGTCGCCCTGCCAAACCTCATACGTCACGTCGATTTCGTAGCGCGGGTCATCGGCAGGCCACGCCTCCCCCTCTGGTGCAGGAACGACAGGGGGGTCGGTCTGAACGACCCCCTCTGGTGCAGGGGTGCGGCGGTTCCATGCGGCGATGGCTTCGGCTTCGTTCCGACCAGCTTCGTTCGCCTCGCCGTCGTTGACATCAAAAATGGGGCCTTCCGCTTGGCAACCCGCGCACCTGATCTTGGCATCGTGGAAAGCGTGTTCACACCGTTGCACGGACGCCTCGCCCCCACAGAAGGGACAAAACAACAATTTCTCGCTCATCGTTCATCACCTTTCTGGTTGAGGGCGGCTCGGATGCGCCGGAACTCCCCCACGGTCACTGTCAAATCGATCACAGCGTCCTCGTCCAAATCGTCAATTGCCTTGTCATCTGTCCAATGCGGACGGCGAAGCGGTTCCAAAGCCCGGCGCTGCTCTTGGTATGCTTTCAGGAGGGCGCGGAAGGCGTCGTATTGCCTGTTATCAGCATAGGTCAGCACAAGTGCTTCGACCTCGGCAATCGCCGCCTCCATATCAGCGGGGAGTTCGTCGGGGGTCATGATGCTTCTCTCTGCTTAAGCATGGCGTCTGCGATGGCGTAGGCGGCAGGCGCATACCAACGACTGCACGAAAGGCCATCGACAAGATTGTTTATTTCTTCGCGGCTGACGTGAGCCGCCAAAAGCCCCGTCAGTGCGGCCATTGCAAACTCATCGCGGAGGCGGTCGTAAACCGGCACTTTGATGGGCGTCGATGATGACGACACCGTAATCGGCTTCATGATGCTTCTCCTGTGGCGCGAGCGATGGCTGCGAGCGCCTGCTTTCCGCTGTCGGTGTCCTCAAGTTGCCAGTTCCCAGCGTCTCCGCTGTCGGCCAATGCCTTGTAATCGGCATACAAGACCGTCAGCGCCTCCAAAAGCTCAGGAGCGGAGGCAATGAGGCGGGCGTTGGCTGCGGTAACGTCGTCGCTCAGCCATACATGCACTTGGTGTGGGCCGCTCACAATCAGGTGGCCAACCTCCGCAAGACAGGACGAATATCTGCTGTCGGAAAAAACCGTCCAAGGCCTCGGTGTATGCTTCGCGCCCATCACAGAAACCACAACGCTATCACCCCGGCCATTGCAGCCAAGATGATGAGGCTGCGCGGGCGCAGCACCTCGGCCACGGCTTTGAACCACAGCGGCGGCTCGTCGGAGGGGCGGAAGTCCCAGCCACGGTGGCTGGCCTGGTCGGTGGTCATGGCCGCGACGCGGCGGTGGTCGCGGGGATCTTGCATGTCGATCATTGGTCCAGCCTCCGGTAGTCCGGCTCCAGCGGGTTGGCGCGGCGGAAGTCGTCGGCCTCCTCGCGTTGCATGCGGGCCTGCTCGGCTTTCGCCTGCTCGTCATCCCAGCAGTCGTTGCACAGGATCTCGCCGGTCTCCTCGAACGCCTCGGCGTTCGGATAGAACTCGTCTGCGCTGCATTTCTCGCAGCCGTGCCGGGCGCGTTCCATGACGGCGTCGTAAAACGCCCATGCTTTTGTCGCGCTCACGCTGCACGCTCCAGCATCCGCTCACCGATCTCGGCGTGCCGGCGGCGTGTGCCGATCTCGAGAGCCAGGCTCGCGCTTGCTGACATCAGGTCGATGACGGACAGGCCGTCCAATTCCGACGGCACGTCATCCGTGTCAGACGCCAGCACGTCGATTGCCTCGGTGATGAACTCCAGTTTCTCATTGAGCCGCGCGATGGCGACCGCGTCCGGCAGGTTCTGCGACTGGTCGATCCAGCGCGACACTGCGACAGGCAGTGCGATTTGGTTTGGGTGCGACACGCTGTGCCCTCCTGTGTTGAGGAGGGAAGGCTCGCAGAATGCGAGGATGCTGTCTAGCGCAAAATGCGAGGTATTATTTCAGCCGTCCTCGCAGGCCGTGACTCACGCGCGTTTCTTAAAGGTCTCGATGATTGCCAGCACCTGTGCCCGATCTTCCGTCGGCACCGACATGACGGCGTCCAGAAATGACGTGTCCATATCGTAGGGGTCATGATCCAGCAGGAAGCCGGGCGTGGTTCCAAGGACCGGGGCCAGCCTCAGCAGCCATTTGTGGGACAGTCCGCGCTCGCCGCTCTCCAGCAGGCCGATCACATTGCCGGCCGTGCCGATCGAATCGGCGAGCTGTTCCTGGGTCATGCGTCGGAACTCTCTCCATGCGCGGAGGTGGTTGGTGGCGGGCTTTGCAGGTGATCTGGCCATGCGCTGACTGGTAAATCGCAGGCTGCGATCGTCTATGTCGAAAATGCGAGGATTAAGCCTTGCTGTTAACCTCGCATTCTGCGATGTTTCAAATATGGACAACCCGGACACCTCATTTGCCAAGCAGTTGCAGGACAGCGGCGTCGCTCGCGGCGGCTATGCCTATGACATTGCCAACGGTCGTCGCGTCCCGAACCAAAAGCTCGCCCTACGCATATATCGTGCCACCGGCCGCAAGATCGGACCGATCGCCAACCTGCCGGACGAGACCATTGCGGTCCTTGAGCAGGTGTCGCTGTGATCCGTCCGTGCCCCGTCGCAGAGGCCGCCGACTACGCGGCCCTCAATAATCCCGGCGCGGTTTCCGTGTCTGGGGTGCGCCAGCAGGCGGGGGCGCCGCTCCCCGGCGCTTCCGCCTGCACCACGCTCAGCATTCCTGCGCCGCCCAGCGTCAACAACCTGTTCTCGAACAGTGTCCGCGGGCGTTTCAAGACGCCGGCATACAAGGCATGGCTGGCCGAGGCTGGCTGGGCCGTGCGCGAGCAGATGACGCGCGAGGGCTGCGACCGGGTTCCGGGCAGGGTGGTGATCGTCATGGGCGTGGAGCGCGCGAGCCTGCGCGCCGATCTGGACAACACCGCCAAGGCTGCGATCGACCTGCTGGTTCTGCACAAGGTTATCGATGACGACCGTTTCGTGACCGGCCTGGTGCTGGCGTGGATGCCGCAAGGCAATCACCGCACCCCGCGCGCCCGCATCATGGTGCGCCCGGCGGAACCGCTCACCCTGAACTTCCACCCGCACAAGGACGGCGCGACCGGCGGCTGGTTCATCGACGCGCCTGAAGGAGAAGATTGTGGCGATTAGTTTGGCTTCACTGCGCAAGGTCCGCGCCGATCAGCCGCCCCGGCTGCTGATCTATGGGCCCGAGAAGATGGGCAAGACGACGCTCGCCGCCGAGTTCCCGGCGCCCGTGTTCCTGCAGACGGAGCGCGGCGAGAGCGGCGACCTGGTGCTGGACAGCTTCGGCTCGCTCGACAGTTTCGAGTCGGTCATCGAGGCGATCACTTCGCTTGCCACTGAGGAGCACAGTTTTCAGACGGTCGTGCTGGACAGCGTGTCGGCCCTGCAGAAACTGGTCTGGGACAAGGTCTGTCGCGACAGCAACGTCAAGACGATCGAGCTGGCAGGCGGGGGCTACGGCAAGGGCTACATCGAGGCGGACAATCTCTGGCTCCAGGTGCTCGACGGCCTGAACTACCTGCGCAACGAGCGCGGCATGGCCGTTGTGCTGGTCGGTCACGCGATCATCAGCCGCTTCGACGATCCCGAGACGCAGTCCTACAGCCGCTACGACATCGACCTGCACAAGCGGGCCGAGGCGCTGCTAAAGCGCGAGGTCGACGCCATCCTGCTGGTCAAGAAGGACGTCACCATCAAGACCGAGGGCAAGGGCGAACGTGCCCGTGCCGACGGTGGGGAGACGCGCTTGATCTACACCGAGGGCAAGCCCGCGTTCACCGCCGGCAACCGCTACAACATGCCCGCGCGCATCATCTACCAGAAGGGCCAGGGCTTCTCGGCCCTCGCTCCCTTCTTCCCGCAATCGACCGCGCCGGCGGTCGACCAACCCGTCGCTGAGGCGGCGTAACGCTCCCGAAAGGAGACCCTGACTATGGCCGAACTCGGCTCATTCAACCCGGATGCCGTCACCGATGATCGCGAGATCCTTGAGGCTGGCAACTACGTCGCTCAGATCATCGAGTCCTCGCTCGCCGACACGCGCACGGGCGGCAAGATGCTGCGCCTGACGTGGGAGATCATCGACGGACCCAAGGCCAAGCGCCGGGTCTGGGAAAATCTCAACATCATCAACTCGAACCCCGACGCGCAGGCCATCGCCGAGCGTTCGCTCAAGCGCATCTGTGCGGCCGTCGGCCACACGGGCGTCCTGTCGAACAGCGAGAGCCTGCACTTCAAGCCGTGCGAGATCACCGTCGCGATCCAGCCGGCCAAGGGTGAGTACGGCGAGAGCAACCAGGTCAAGGGCTACAAGGCGGTCGGTTCCGCCGGGCCCGCGACCACGCAGACCGCGCCTGCATCCACGGCCTCCACGCCGTGGGGCAAGAAGGCTGCCTAACACCCCGAACGCCCGGCGGCTCTAGCTACCAACCCGAACCGCCGGGCGCCTTTCCAACCCGCTGTCTCACAACAGCATCGCAGGAGCCCCTGACGATGACCGAACAACTGCGTTCTGTCGACACCGAGTATGCCGCCGATCTTGCGGCTCGCCTGAACCCCCATCAAGCGCAGATCGACCTGCTCACCCAGGTCGCCGACATCATTCGGCAGGCCCGCACCGAGTTTCAGGGCGGCTATGCCGTCGCCGGGCGCCTTGAGATCACGCAAGCACAACGCCTGCTGGACCGCGCGTTTCATGGCGAGGCGGTCTGATGGGCTGCCTCAATCACCAGATGACCGCGGACGAGGCGGACGACTTCGTCAGTGAATATGGAACCAGCGTCACACCCATGCAGGTGTACGGCTGGGACCGCGAGGAGCGCGAGGAGCGCGCCAATCCCCGGTGCAAGTGCGGCTGCCCCTCATGCCCGCAGGTGACCTGTGGCTGAGATTCCGCAAACCACGCCCGCCACCGCCCGCGCGATCTTCGCTGCGCTGGAAAGCAAACAGCGCCGCGACCAGCACCCCCGGATCGCGGCCTCATCTCTGGGGGGCTGTGAAAGGAGCATTTGGGACAAGTTCCGCTGGCTTTTCCCGGCTGAGATTTTTGACGCCCAGAAGCTCTCGATCTTTGAGACCGGCGAGCACTGGGAGACCCGCCTCGTTCAGCGGCTCCGCGACGCCGGCATGATCGTCGACGACCTCGACCCTGAGACGGGCGAGCAATGGCGCATCGTGTTCGCGGGCGGCCATGCATCCGGCCGCACCGACGGCAAGGTTATGGGCGTGCCCGAGGCACCGAAGACCATGCACGTCTTCGAGGCCAAGAGCATGAACGACCGCGCGTTCAAGGCGCTGTTGAAGGCCGGCTGCGTGCGCGAGGGCAAGCCTGAGCACTATGCCCAGGTTCAGACCTACCTGCACTGTCAGGGCCTGACGCGGGCTTTGTACATTTCCGTGAATAAGAACACGGACGAGATGTACGTCGAGCGCATCGAGTACGACGCCCTGTTCGCGGTCGGGCTGATGCTGAAGGCCGAGCGCATCGTCACCTCCGACCGGCGCCCGGAGTGTTCGTGTCCGGTCTATTTCCTCAAGGCTGGCTACGGCTGCGCGCCGAACGACGGACTGATGCCGGCGCGGTCATGCCGGTCGTGCATGCACGTCACGTTCCATCTGGACGGCGACGCTCGCGTTTCGTGCGGCCGCCACAACCGCGACCTCTGCCTTGACGAGCAGAAGGCAGGCTGCCCGCAGCACCTGTTCAACCCGTATGCAGTGCCGGGGGAGCAGACCGACGTCGACCACGAGAACGAGCGGGTGACGTACCGGCTCGCGAGCGGTGACGTGTGGATCGACTGCGGCGGGGTGGTGTCGTGACCGTCGCCACCTCCAAGACTGAAGCCCTCCGCATCGGAGCCGTGTTCTTTCGGTCGACACCGTGCCCCGCGAACCACGACAGCCCGCGATACGCGCGCGGCGGGCGGTGCGTCGACTGCACCAAGGCTGCGAACGCGATGCGCCTCGGCCATGCGTTCCGCTCCGGCACGGTGCGCGGGGTGGTCTGCGCCGCGCGTGACGCTGCGGCCTCGGCGGGCGAAACGACCTATGTGGGCACGCCCTGCAAACAGGGGCACCGACTTCGCTTTACCGCCTCATCGAACTGCGTTGAGTGCAGCGCCGCGGCGACCGCGCGCGATGCGGAGATGCGTTCGTGGCGGCGGCGCGAAAGGCTCTACGGCATCACCCGCGAGGAGTTTGACGCGCTGTTCGACAGCCAGAACGGGCTCTGCCCGATCTGCACCGACCAACTCCCCAGCGTCGATCGCACCCACATCGACCACTGCCACGGAACGGGCCGCGTCCGCGGTCTGCTGTGCGGTCGCTGCAACCAGGGCATCGGCCTCCTGCGCGAGAGCGAAGCTATCATGCGGAGGGCTATCGCCTATGTCGCAAGTTAGCCTCCGTGACTACCAGACCGCCGCGAAGCAATCCGTCCTCGATTACTGGGCGGCGGGTGGGGGGAACCCCCTGATCGACATGGCCACAGGACTCGGCAAGTCGGTCACGCTGGCCAGTCTTACCCGTGAAGTGCTGGACGCATACCCCGGCCTTCGCGTGCTGATGCTGGTCCATGTGGCCGAGCTGGTTCTTCAAAACAGCCAAGCCCTCCTGCGTCTCTGGCCGCAAGCCCCGGTCGGCATCTACTCCGCCGGCCTCGGTCGCCGCGACACGTCGCAGCGGATCATCTTCGCCAGCATCCAGTCGGTCTATCGGCGGGCAAAGGAGCTTGGCGCGTTCGACCTGGTCCTGATCGACGAGGCGCATCTGGTCCCGTCGGCAGGCGAGGGCATGTACCGGCACCTGCTGGACGCCTTGCGTGAGATGCGGCCGGACCTGCGCGTTGCAGGATTCACCGCCACGCCGTTCCGCATGGACTCGGGCCGCCTCGACGACGGCAAGGACCGCCTGTTCGACGAGATCGTGTTCTCATACGGCATCGGCAAAGGCATCGACGACGGCTGGCTGTCGCCGCTGGTGTCGAAGTCCGGCGCGACCGAGATCGACGTGTCGATGGTCGCCAAGCGGGGCGGAGAGTTTGTCTCCGGTGCGCTTGAGGCTGCAGCGGACAACGACGCGGTCACGCAAGCCGCCGTCTCGGAGATCATCTCGCTCGGCGAGGGGCGGCGTTCGTGGCTGGCGTTCTGCGCCGGCGTGAAGCACGCCCATCATGTTCGCGAGGAGTTCGTGCGGCAGGGCGTGTCCTGCGAGGTCATCTCGGGCGAGACGCATCCGGGCGAGCGGGCGCGGTTCATCGACGACTTCAAGGCCGGGCGGCTGCGGTGCCTCACGAACTGCAACGTCCTGACGACCGGGTTTGATAGCCCCGGCCTCGACATGATCGCGTTGCTGCGCCCGACGCTCTCGCCCGGCCTGCTCGTGCAGATGCTGGGGCGCGGCACCCGGCTGGCGGAGGGCAAGACCGACTGCCTCGTGCTCGACTACACGGGCACGATCCGCCGGCTCGGCCCTGTCGACACGCTCACCGTCGATCGTCGTCCCGGCAAGAAGGGCGCGCCCGACGCGGCGAAGGTCACCGACGTCCGCGCCAAGGAGTGCCCGACCTGCAAGTCCCTCGCCGCGCTGAACGCCCAGACGTGCGCCTTCTGTGGCCACGAATGGACGCTCGACAAGGCCCGGCACGACGCTGAGGCGGACGACGTTGCGATCCTCTCACGGGATCTGCGCAACCAGCCGCCGGAGGAGATCCCGGTCGTCACCTGGATGGGTCGTCGGCACGTCAAAGCCGGAAGCCCGGATTCGCTCAGGGTCACCTACTCGGCCGGGCTGATGTCCTACCCCGAGTGGGTGCTGCTCGGTCACAAGGGTCCGGGCCGCTACCGCGCCGAGAAGTGGTGGGTCGCGCACGGCGGGCGATTGCCGGTGCCGGACACGATCGAGGACGCCCTTGTGCGTTGGAGCGAGCTTTCGCAGCCCGCCTTCATTGGAATTCAAAAAAACGGAAAGTGGTGGAACATCGTTTCGCGCCGCTTCACTCAAT